CCGGGCTCGCCAAGGAACAGCTCGTGGTGCCGGCGCGCGAGATCATTCACGACACCTACATCGCGCCGTACCATCCGCTGATCGGGCTCGGGCCGATCTATGCGAGCGGCCTCGCGGCGACGCATGGGTTGAGCATCCAAAACAATTCCAACACCTTTTTCGCGACGGGCTCAAAACCCGGCGGCGTGCTCACGGCGCCCGGCGCGATTGCGCAAGAGACCGCCGACCGGCTCAAGGCGTACTGGGAAACCAACTTCAGCGGCGACAACGTCGGGAAGGTCGCGGTCCTGGGCGACGGGTTGCGCTACGAAGCGATGAGCGTCAACGCCGCGGATTCGCAGCTCATCGAACAACTGCGCATGACGGCGGAACAGGTGTGCAGTGCGTTCGGCGTGCCGCCGTACCTCGTGGACATCGGCCCCGCGCCGCCGTACACCTGGGAATCGTTGATCCTGAAATATCACAGCCAGTGCATTCAATCGCTCACGGTCAACTTCGAGAAGGCGCACGATGAAGGGTTCGGCTTGACGGAAAAGATCGAGGGCCGGCAACTCGGCGTCGAGTTCGACATTGATGATCTGATTTGGATGGACACCGCGACCCGGACGGCGGCGGCCCAGTCAGGCGTCACCAGCGGGCTGTCGTTCAACGAAGTGCGCAAGAAGTATCACGGGGTGGGCCCCGTGACGGGCGGTGAGTCGCCGCTGTCGCAACAGCAGAACTATTCGATCGCGGCGCTGGCGGAACGCGACGCGAACGAGCCGTTTGCGAAAGCGCCCATACCGGCGCAGTTCCAACCGGCGGTAGACGACGACGAGGACGAGGACGCCTTTGCGCAGGCCGGCTTTGGCGCGCTGGTGCTTCAGAAGACGCTGGAAGGACTCCATGCCGCCTGACCCCCAAGCCTATGCCGATGTCCTGGTCTTGGCGATCAAGTCCGCCCTGGCGCCCGTGGTGGCGTCCCTGACGGCCCTGCGGGAGCAGGTCGCCACGCTCGAGCGGCGGGTCCAGGACGACACGCTGACCAAGGCGCTGGGCGACGTGCGGGAGCGGATCGCGGTCGTGGAAGCTCGGCCCGCGCCGCCCGCCGGGCCCCCAGGCGAACCCGGGCCGCCCGGAGCGGACGGCAAGGACGGCGCCCCCGGGCTGGAATACGTCGGCGTGTTCCAGGACGGCAAAACCTACGAGAAGGGGCAGGTCGTGACCTGGGCGGGCAGTGCGTGGCATTGCCACGCGGCGACGACGGGGAAGCCCGGCGACGGGTCGAAGGACTGGCAGTTGATGGTGAAGCATGGCCGCGATGCGAAGTGACGTGCTCACGGTCGGCGACGTGATGCGCTGGTCGGCGGAGTTGATGGCCGATGTGAAGATGGCCGACGGGGACATTCTCGTGCGCGTCGTCGCGATCGAACGCTGCGAGGATGGGACGGTCCAGGCGTGGTTCACCAACGTTGACACGGCGGACCTCGCCGCGGGCCAGGTGAACTGATGGCCGCTCTTCTCGTCACGCTCGCCCAGGCCAAGACGCATCTCCGGATCACCGGGGCCACCGACGACACCGACATCCAACTGAAGCTGGATCAGGCCGAAGCGATTATCCTCGATTACTTTAAGCGGCCGGTCCCCGAAACGTGGGACGACACAACCGTCCCCGGCCCGGTGACGGCGGCGATCCTGCTGATGACGGCGCGGCTGTTCGAACATCGCGGTGATCTGGAAGACGAGGATGCGATGTTGTGGCTGGCGATTGAAAGGCTGCTGGTGCGCTTGCGCGATCCAGCGATTGCATGAAGTCGCAGACCGCGGTCGGCACGCATCGGCATCTCGTCACCGTGCAGGGACCGACCGCGCCCGTGGCTGACGGCGACGGCGGATCGACGGTCACATGGGTGAACCTCGTGCCGCCGACGTGGTACTGCTCGATTGACCCCGCGACCGCGCGCGACTTGGAACGCGTCGCGGCGGGGTCGGTCATCAGCACGGCGAGCCACATCATCACGGGGCGCTATCACCCGCAGATTACGGTGGCGACGCGGATCGTGTTTGAGACGCGCGTCTTTGAGGTGACCGGGGTCTCGAATCCGGAAGAGCGGGAGATTCGCACCATCGTCACGGCGGTGGAACTCTTAGGCACGACGCCTGCGGTAGATACGAGTTGGGTGCAAGAAGGATTCATGCAATAGATGGCTGACGTCCTCGTCAAACCGGCGTTCGTTTCGCTCGTCGCGGATAGTGGCGATACGACGAAGCTTGGCCCAAATGCCTGGAACGCGGCGCGGTTGTTCTCTGCCGGTGTGGACGGCGACGTGCCAGTTCGGGATCTCACAGCGGGGACCGGCGCGGCGTGGAGCAGTTCCAAAGCGTCAAGCACGCCGAGCCTGTGGTTCAACTATGCGGCGTGGGGCGATTCGCTCACCGTGGGCACGGGCGGCACGCCCTACACGACGCCGCTGGCGACAAGTACGGGGCAGTCGGTTTATAACGGCGGCGTCGGCGGGGAGACCAGCACGCAGATTAAGGTTCGTATGCTGGCCGCGACCGCGCGGCTCGGCAACTTCACGATCATCTGGGCGGGGCGCAACAACTTCAACGCGCCGACAGTCGTCAAGGCCGACATCGCGGCGATGGTCGCAGCGTTGGGACATCAGCGGTATCTCATTCTGTCGGTCCTCAACCAAAGCGTGGCGCTGGAATATAGCGGGGCCGCCGACTACCTCACGATCGTGCAACTCAACGCGGACCTCGCGGCGCTCTATCCCGACAACTATCTCGACATCCGTGCGTACCTCGTCAGCCAGTACAACGCTGGCATTCCGCAGGACGTCATCGACTTCGGGCGCGACGTCCCGCCGTCCTCGTTGCGGAGTGATGCCGCGCATCTCAATACCGCCGGGTATGCCGCCGTCGCTGCGCGGGTGCAAGTGTGGTTGACGGCCAACGATGTCGTCGGGCGGCGCCCGGCGCGACTGTCCGACCTGCTCGCGTTGTCGACGGACCCGCCAATCCTGAGCGCGACGGCGGCGATTCGCTGGGGATCGTCCGGCACGTCCTCGCCCGACGTGGGGCTACTCCGCTCCGGGACGCAGTGTATCGGGATGCAGAATGGGACGACCTCGCAAATCTTTGAGGTGTTCGAGTCCTACATCGACGCGAGCAACTACAGCAAGTTGCGCGTCGGGGCGCGGGCCGGAACCGACTTCATGATCTACACGCAGCGCAACGGATCGATCCCGGCGCGTCCGCTCACGCTCGGAGCGAACGGTGGTCTGCAGTGGCAGATTGGGACCACGGGGCATTTCATAGCCCTCACGGACAACACGAACGACATCGGCGCATCAGGCGCGACACGCCCGCGTAACATCTTCGCCGCAGGCGGCATCACGACCGGCGCGACCACGCTGCACACAACCTCGGTGGCCCTGACGAACGGCGCGGCGGCGGCGGCGGGCACGTTGAGTAACGCGCCGACGGCGGGCAACCCGACCAAGTGGGTGCCGATCAACGACAACGGCACCACGCGGTACATCCCAGCATGGTAATGACCGCTGATCAGCATCTCCATCGCATGATTTGGGATCTGCTCGTGACCGTGGCGCGGCTGCAGGCGGAGCTCGACGCGCTAAAGGCGGCAGCCCCGCCCCCCGCCCCGGAAGAGGGCAACCGCTAATGGCGCGCTCAGGCTCCGTCGTCTGGCATGGCTTGGACGAGTACAAACAGGAGCTCCGACGGCTCCCGCAAGACTGCCTCGCCGAATCCGCCAAGATTGTCGAGGGCGGTGTCAACAGCGCCTTCGTCCAGATCGCCAGCGTCTATGGCGCGCATCGCGTGACCGGGGACTTGCGCAAGGGGCTGAAGATCGCGCCGCTCAAAGTACGGAAGCAGATGACGACGGGCCTCGTCCTCACCAGCAATTCCCAGCTCGCGTGGCTGTTCGATCATGGCTCGCAGGCGCGGCACTACTACCACCGCATGACGGGCGATGACTGGAAGACGCGATCGAAAGGGACGCTGCATTCCACGGGCGCCATGTGGGGTAAGACGCCGCCCACGTTTATTTTTAAGCGCACGGTGGGGCAATCGAAACGGAAGATCGGGCGGCAGTTGCGCGACATGCTCCGGCGGCGCGGCGCGAAGGCCATCACGGAGATGCCCTGATGCCTGACCCGTCCGTCATCACGAATGCCTTGATTGCGAAACTCGGCGCAGACGCGACGCTGCTGGCCTTGGTACCCAATGGCGTGTATTACGCGGAAGCCCCCCCGGGTTCGACCCGGTTTGTGATCGTGACGCTGGTCGATGGCGACGACGTCCAGCAGTTCGGCGGGCGGTCGTATGAGGACGCGCTCTATGCCGTCGAGGCGCGGATGCTCTCGACGGCGGGCGGGAACATCGCGGCGGCGGCGGCGCGGATCGAGGTGCTGCTCGAGGGGCAATCGCTCACGGCGGCCGGGTATACCTGGATGGACATGCACCGAGAGAGTCCGATCCGCACGACCGAAACCGACGATGCCGATCCGTCGATTCGCTGGTATCGCCGCGGCGGGCAGTATCGCGTGCAGATGAGCGTCGGCACGTAACCACGGGCAATCGGGACACGAGTAGAAAGAACAGGTGTGAGCTATGGCGCGTATTCATGGATCGCGGGGCCAGGTGCTGATGGACCCCACGGGCGGCTCGACGTTGGTCGTCGTCGCCGACATGGCGGCGTGGACGCTGGACATGGACCGCGACGTCGTGGACGTCACGGCGTTCGGGGACACGAACAAACAGTCGGTGCTCGGCCTGCCGAATTACAGCGGCACGTTCGCGGCGTTCTACAACGCGCCCACGGTCGGGATTGTCATCGACGCGATTATGGGATCGGTCGCGGTCAATCTCAAGCTGGTGCCTGACGCGCTGGCGATTGCGACGAACTTCTTCGCGGGGCTCGCCTATCTCTCCGGGGGCCTCAACGTCTCGGCGACCGGCGCGGTGACGATGAGCGGGAAGTACGTCGCCGCCGGCAACTGGACCGCGACCCTGCCATAAGCCGTGGCCGGCGGATCGATTACCGGCGTGGTGGGCCGGGTCGAGTGGTCCTACTTTGTGGCCGCGGCGATCCACGGCTACACCGTCACCCGGTCGGCCGAGAACGCCTGGCGCCTTACGGCGACGGTGGTGCAGGCCGACGCCTTCAAGCTCACGCAGACGCCACTCGTCTTTGTCGCGCCGCATGACAACGGCGCGTGGCGCTGGCCGATTCTCTCGTCCACGCTGCAGGCCGGCACGCTGACCGCGCAGCTCGGGCCACCCATCGAATAGAGGAGGACGGTTGATGGCGATTCGGATCTCGACCGGCATGGTGAAGCAACTGCAGGCGGTCGGGTTTCTGCCGGACGAGTGTCACCGCGTGAAGCTGATCATTCCGCCCAATGGCGCGATGGTGTTGCGCTTCGACGTGTACATGACAGACGAACGGCTGCAGCAACTCGGCGGGGCGTTTCTCGATCTGGCGGAGGAGCGGGCGAAGTTGACGAAGGAGCCGGTCAGCCCATGAGTCGATTTGTTCAGCCGGAGACCGTGACGCTCCCGATCTCCCGCGGGGATACGCTCGTCGTCAAGAAGCGCCTCACCGAAGGGGAACGCCGCGCCGCGTTCGCGCGCATAAACGGGAAGGGAGACGGCAGCATGGCGATGGTCGTGGCGTACCTCGTGGACTGGTCACTGACCGACGACGCGGGTCGGCGCGTGACGATCGCGGGCCTGCCGGATCAGGACCGGCAAGCCATCCTCGACAGCCTGGACCCGGAGGACTTCACGGAGATCGGCAACGCGATCGCCGCGCACATCGAAGCGGTCGCCGTCGAACGTGACGCGCAAAAAAAAACGGGTGGAGCGACCGCGTCCGCGGCGACCTCTACCTCTGTCAGCTAATGCACTGGACCCTGCCCGACTTGCTCGCGCTCCCCGCGGATGTCTACGCGGAACTGCGAACGTGGGTCAGCGAGTCGCGGGAGGACTAGATGGCAGTCTCAGCACGGTTCGAAGCCGACTTCAGTCAATTCGTCGCGGCCACCAAGACCGCCGAGACGGCGCTCGGGAAGGTCGAGGCGGGC